CCCCGGCGGGATGATGCTGCTCACCGGCGCGAACAGCGCGACGGGACTGCGCTCAACGCCGTGCCGCTACATCTTCTGCGATGAGGTGGACGCCTTCCCGCTCGATGTGGACGGAGAGGGCGACCCGGTAAGCCTGGCGGAGAAGCGTGCGACGACGTTCGCGCGGCGGAAGATTCTGCTCACCAGCACGCCGACCGTGAAGGACTTCAGCCGGATCGAGGCGGAGTTTGAGCGCAGCGATCAGCGGCGGTTCTATGTGCCTTGCCCGTGCTGCGGTGAGATGCAATGGCTGAAGTGGCCGCAGTTGAAGTGGGAGAACAACGATCCGGCAACGGCGGCGTATGAGTGCGAGCACTGCGGCGAGCGGTTTGCTGAGATCCACAAGCCGGCCATGTTGCGGCAGGGCGAGTGGCGCGCGACAGCACCGAGCGATGGCAAGACGGCGGGCTTCCAGCTGTCGGGGCTGTACAGCCCGCTGGGTTGGCTGAGCTGGGCGGACATGGTGGACGATTTCCTACGGGCAAAGGCTGATGCGCCGATGCTGAAGTCGTTCGTCAACACGCGACTGGCCGAGACCTGGGAGGAAGACTTTGCGAGCAAGGTGAGCGCGTCGGCGCTGCTCGAGCGGTGCGAAGCGTATCCGCAGGGCAAACTGCCGGAGGGCGTGCTGGCGGTGACGATCGGCGTGGACGTGCAGGGCGGCGGCGGCTCAGCGGGTGACCGGATTGCTGTGAGCGTGTGGGGCTGGGGCCGCGGCGAGGAAGGCTGGCTGATCGATCACCAGGAGATTGCGGGCGATCCGTGCAAGGCGGAGGTGTGGAAGCAACTGGATCTGTTGGTGCTGCACGAATGGGAGCACGCGGGTGGCGGCAAGCTGCGCGCGGATGTGGTGGCGGTGGACTCTGGCGGCCACGCCACGGCGGAGGTGTACCAGTACGCCAGGGAGCGGCAGGCCGTTGGCGTGATCGCGATCAAGGGCCAGAGCCAGCGGGGCAAGCCGCCGATTGGCAAGCCGGGCAAGGTGGACATCAACGCCAAGGGGCAGACGCTCAAGCGCGGCGCGCAGGTGTGGCCTGTCGGTAGCGACACGGTGAAGACGACGCTGTTCGGGCGGCTGAAGCACAACGACCGCGGCGATGGCTACCTGCACTTCCACGCGCAGACGGGCGGTGAGTATTTCGAGCAGCTGACGGCAGAGAAGCAGGCGCTTAGGTACGTGAAGGGATTTCCGGTGAGGGAATGGGTGAAGAAACCAAGCGCGCGTAATGAGGCGCTGGACTGCTTGGTCTATGCCTATGCGGGATTGAATCGGCTGTATTCGCGGTACGACCGGAGAACGATCTGGGATCAGCTGGAGAAGCGCCTGCAGGGTGGGGATGCAAAGCCGCAAAAGCCGCGCCTAAGATCGGGTGGAGCCGGAGCTTCGGCGTTCGTCAGCAACTGGTAGGCCGTGAACATCCCCAGCGAGATCAGGGCAGGAGACACCATTCAGTGGCGGGATGTCCCTGGCGCCGACAATCTGGGCAATGTGATTGACAGCACCAGCTACACGCTGACCTACTGGCTGCGCACCAATACGGCTAGCGAGGGCGCGACGGTAGTGGGCACTGCCTACGGCACTGGCTGGGAATTAACGATTGCGGCGGGCACCAGCGTTGCGTTTGATGCTGGTCAATGGTTCTGGCAGGCGGTTGCTACCAAGACCGGAAGCACTGTGACGCTTGGCTCCGGCCAGTTGACGGTGTTGCGCAGCCTGAGCTACAGCGGCACGCCTGGCGCAGTTGATGGTCGATCACAAGCGCAGCAGGATTTGGATGCGGTGCAAGCCGCAATCCGCGCAATTGTGTCGGGTGGTGTTGCTAAGGAATACACAATCGGCAACCGCAGCCTGAAGAAGTACGACATGGCTGACCTGCTGCAACTCGAGGCTAAGCTCAAGGCCGAGGTGAAGCGTGAGCAGATGGCGGACTTGATCGCCAACGGGCTCGGCAACCCGCACAACCTGTTTGTGAGGTTCTGATGGGATTGCGCACGCGGCTGTTCAAGGCGATGGGGTTTGAGCCAACGCGGCCTCAGCGTCGGGCGTATCAGGGTGCGCGCGTTAGTCGCTTGACAGCGGACTGGGTGACCAGTGGCACCAGCGCAGACAGCGAGATTAAGAGCAGCTTCAAGGCATTGCGCAACCGTGCGCGTCAGCTGGTGCGCGACAACGACTACGCCAGGCAGGCGGTGCGCGCGATCCAGAACAACGTGATCGGGCATGGCATTCGCCACCAAGGCCAGATCAGGATGCTGCGCGGCGGTCGCCTAGATGAGTCGATCAACGGGCAGGTGCATGAGGCGTGGGAGCGGTGGATGCATAAAAGCCGCTGCGATGTCAGCGGTTTGCTGGGCTTCCACGACATGGAGCGCCTGCTGGTGCGCAGCATGGCGGAATCGGGCGAGGTGTTCATCAGGATGATCCGCCAGCCATTTGGCGGCAGCCGCGTGCCATTTGCGTTGCAGGTGCTTGAGGCGGATTATCTGATTGATGACGATGTGCCGCAGGCTGCGGAGGGCAACACGGTTCGCATGGGCATTGAGGTGGATGGCTATCTGCGCCCGCAGGCGTACCACTTCTATGCCAACCATCCGGGCGACACCTATGCGGGCAATGCTCGGACTAATGGCCGGCGCATCCGAGTGCCTGCTGATGAGGTGATCCATTTGTTTCTGCCTGAGCGGCCAGGGCAGACCAGAGGTGTGACGTGGTTTGCATCGGCGCTGATGCGGCTGCACATGCTGCAGGGCTATGAAGAGGCCGAGGTGGTGCGGGCCAGGGCTAGCAGTGCGCTGATGGGATTTATCCAGTCGCCTGAGGGTGAGCTGATCGGCGATGAGGTTTATGAAGGCGAGCGGGTCAGTGAGTTCAGCCCCGGCGTGTTCAAGTATTTGGCGCCAGGCGAAAGCGTCACGGTCCCGGATCTAAATGCCCCGGATGGCCAGCTGGAGCCGTTCACGCGCTCAATGCTGCGTGCTGTGGCGGCTGGCGTTGGCGTGAGTTTTGAGAGCATCAGCAAGAACTTCAGCGAAAGCAACTACAGCAGCAGCAGGCTGAGCCTGCTTGAGGAGCGCGACACGTATCGGGTGCTGCAGCGTTACATGATCGAGAACTTCCATCAGCCGGTTTTCGAGGCATGGCTTGAGATGGCGGTGCTGAGCGGTGCGCTCAACATGCCTGGATACGAAACGAACCCAGATCGCTACCGCGCCAGCAAATGGGTGCCACGCAGCTGGGAGTGGGTTGATCCGCAAAAGGAAGTCAATGCCTATAAGGATGCGGTGCGCTGCGGCTTCAAGACGTTGGGCCAAGTGATCAGCGAGCAGGGCGGCGATCTGGATGACGTGCTGACGCAACGCCAGTCAGAACTGGCCAAGTTGGATGAGCTGGACATCGTGCTCGACACCGATCCAAGCGAAGTCAACGGCAGTGGCGCTGCACAAGCAGCCATGCCACTTGGTGCTGGCGCGGCATTTGAGGACACCGATGCCCCAATGGAAGAGGAGGAATATGAAGAGGAATCAGTTCTCGAGGATCCGCTTGAGGATGCTGAAGACTGATGGCCGATTTGAGCACCGATAGAATCAAGGCACTACAAGGCAGAAGCGCTATGGAGATGGAGCGCCCCTATCCAAATGAGCACGCTGCGCGGTTGAAAGATCCTGAGCAGTACGACTCACTGCGCCGTGTGAATGATGAAGGCGGCACCGGTGTTGACTTCATCTATGGGATCAAGGAAGGCGAGAGCGAGGTGCAAGCGATCCGGTTCCGCAGCTCGACCTTCACCGCTGCCGAGGCGCGCGCTTGGCTGGCTGATCACGATTTTGATCCGATCGAATTTGAAGAGGCCACTGGCGATGGCGAAGGCCGCAGCTTGACTGGCAAGTATCAGCGCGCTGAGCTAACCACCTTTGACGAGGTGGAGGAGCGCACTTATGAGTTTCCGTTCAGCTCCGAGTTTCCCGTTGCTCGGTATTTCGGCAATGAGATTTTGAGCCATGAGGCCAACGCGGCCGACTTAAGTCGCCTAAACGATGGCGCACCACTGCTGTTCAACCACAACCCTGACCGTGTGATCGGTGTCGTTGAAGGAGCCAGGATCGATAGCAAAGGACGGCGCGGTTATGCGCGGGTGCGGTTTAGCCGCAACGCTTTCGCTCAGGAAATCCTGAGCGATGTGAAGGATGGCGTTCTGCGGAATGTCTCCTTTGGCTACTCCATTGACAAAATGGAGGAGCGAGGCGGTGGTGATTATGTTGCCACTGCTTGGGCACCTTACGAGGTGTCGATCGTCAGCGTTCCCGCTGACAAGACTGTGGGCATCGGCCGTGCGTTGACGCCCACTGAACCCGCTGCTTCGGCAGCACCAACACCTGATCCCCTTCCTTCAATGGAAACCAACACCACCGATCTGGCCGTGGTGCGGGCCGAAGCCGCCGAGGCTGAGCGCTCCCGCATTGCTGAGATCTCTGCCCTGTGCGACAAGCACAACATGGGCGAGCTGGGCCGCCAGCTGGTCGAGTCTGGTCGTTCAATCGACGAGGCACGGGCTGCTGTTCTCGACAAAATGAACATCATTCAAGAGCCTGTCACCATGAGCGCCGCTGAAATCGGCCTGACCGCGCAGGAGAGCCGCAGCTTCTCCTTCATGCGGGCCATCAACTATCTGGCAAACCCGACCGATCGCTCGGCCCGTGAGGCTGCTGCGTTTGAGATCGAGGCATCTGAAGCTGCTGCTGCCAAGCTCGGCCGTCAATCCCGTGGCATCACCATCCCCCAAGATGTGCTGCGCCGTGATCTGAACGTGGGTGCTGCTACCGCTGGTGGCAACCTGGTTGCTACCGAGCTGGATGCTGGCAGCTTCATCGATCTGCTGCGCAACGCTTCGGCTCTGGATCAGGCAGGCGCCACCGTGCTGACCGGCCTCACCGGTAACGTGGCAATCCCCCGCCAATCTGGCGCTGGCACTGCTTACTGGGTTGCTGAGTCTGGCGCTCCCAACGAGTCGCAGCAGACCGTGGATCAGGTGAGCCTGACTCCCAAG